TTTTCCAGTGACCCCAGGGTCTCTTGACATCAAGATCAATAACAAAAATAAGACCATAACTCTCATAAATGAGGGAGAGGTTAACTACATTAAGTCTCCGGGATTGTCTGATATTACAATCCCGGAGCTTTTATTGCCAATCCATAAATATCCTTTTTCACAAGAAAAAGCAAAAGTGGGGGCTGCATATTATCTTTCCAAATTAGAAAAATGGAAAAATCAGAAGAAACCAGTTGTATTTAAACTCCTACGCTATGAAGTTTCTCAAAAACATCTCATTGAAGATATTACAACAGACGTGACCATCGAAGATTATGAAATCATGGAAGATGTAGATAAATACGGATCAGATGTGTGCGTAAAGCTTAACATGAAGCAGTATCGTCATTGGGGAGCAAAGAAACTTGTACTTAAAAGCAAAAAGACAAAATCCGGAAAAAAGAAAACGGTTGCTACGGTTAAAAAACAGCGGAAGAAAACGAAAGCTATAGCCAAGAATTACAAGATAAAATCTGGTGACACGCTTATGAAAATCGCAAAGAAACAGATGAACAATGCATCTGCATGGAAGAAACTCTATCAGTTAAACCAGAAAACGATTGAAAATGCAGCTCGTAAGCATGGACGAAAATCATCATCGAATGGTCATTATTTGTATGCTGGAACGGTATTGAAACTTCCGGGAGGTGGTAGCTGATGAAAGATATTGTTGATGTAGCGATTGGAGAGATCGGATACCGGGAGCAGGGAAACAACAGAACAAAATACGGAGAATATACAGGAGCGAATGGTGCTGCATGGTGCCATTCGTTTGTTTCCTGGTGTGCACACGAGGCTGGAGTATCGACTTCGGTTGTTCCGAAAACAGCATCTACAACCTATGGGATGCAGTGGTTTAAAAAGCGTGGGCAGTTCAAATATAAAGGTAAATATACCCCGAAGAGATGTGACATTGTTTATTTTAAAACTGGCCGAAGCCATGTAGGCATTGTTGAGAGCGTCAGCGGTGGACAGTTACATACTATTGAAGGAAATACATCTGATAAGGTAGCACGGCGATCATATTCTCTGAATAATGCCACAATTACAGGCTATGGTACGCCAAAATATACAAGCACCCAAAATGGTTCATCTGGTAGTGGAAAAAAGGATTCGAAAAAGGAACTGCAATATTTGCAGAAAATATTATCGCGTCATGAGGCAAAAGCGGAAACCATAAAAGCCGATGAAGCAGAAACGGGAAAAATACCGGCTGGCAATGTAATGATTACTGTAAATAATGGAAAAAAGAAATTTACAGTACCGGCGGAAGAGGGAGCAAAGGTTGTATGGGAAAGAGACAGCACACCTGGCAAATTTACTTTCACAGCAAAAGTTGAAAAAGGATTTTCCATAGGAATGGGAAATGAAGTTCTTGTTACTGTGGACAGCAAGAAGTTTTTCTATGGTTTTGTATTTACAAAAGAAGGTAAGAAAGATGGGATGGCATCGTATATAGTATATGATCAGCTCAGATATTTAAAAAATAAAGAAACAATTGTGTACAAAAAGAAAACAGCCGGTGAGTTGATAAAGATTTTGGCTAAGAGATTTAATTTGCAATATGGTACGCTTGCTGACACTGGATGGCGCAGATCAGCCATAGAAGATAATACTACATTATTTGATATTATCCAAAATGCGCTTGATGATACTCTGATAACAAAGGGGAAGACCTATGTGCTCTACGATAAGGTAGGAAAACTTCAGCTTACAGATGTAGCAAAAATGAAAGTCAATACATGCTTGGTGGATGCTGAGACCGGACAAGATTATTCCTATAAAACAACCATTGACAGTGATGTGTATAACCAAATAAAGCTTGTATATGAAAACAAGAAAAAAGGAACATTCGATTTATATGTAACAAAAGACTCAAAAAACATAGGTAAATGGGGAACTTTGCAGTATTTGGATAAAATTGACAATCCGGATATTGGAAAGCTTAAATCAAAGGCATTGTTAAAACTGTATGATAAGAAGAAACGTACATTGACCATATCTGGTGTGATTGGAAATATAAATGTACGTGGTGGTTCTCTGGTTCCGGTCATGTTAGATTTGGGTGATATCACAGTGGCAAACTATATGCTGGTAGATAAAGTTACGCATACATTTAAAAATTGCGAGTACACAATGGACTTAGTTGTGTCTGGAGGAGATTTTAGTGAGTGATAGTTTGGTACAGTTAATTAAGAAAATTGCGATGGATGCCGTAAGATCAGCGAAAATGAGTGATTATAAGATTGGTACAGTTTCAGGCGTGTCTCCGCTTATAATTAAAATGTCAAATACTTTGGAAATTGATGAAGATTTTTTGCATTTGAGTAGAAATGTCACAGATTATGAAGTTGAAATAAAAATTGGAGATGTTATTCAAAGTAGAACAGTACTGAATAGTCTTAAGGTTGGAGAAAAGGTGCTTATGCTTCGAAAAAGCGGTGGGCAGGAATACATAATTATAGACAGGGTGGTGAACTGATGGTTCCAATTAACTATGAAGATGAAGAAGAACAGGATACAGATTTTCAGTTGGAAAGTGACCCGTCTCTTACATATGCAATGCAGATAGGAACCATAGAGAACGATTCAAGCATTTTTCTTGGCAAAGCAGACGGAGAAGAGGCAAACCGGCAGGCAATATTGAAAATCTTGAACACAGAGCGATATAAAAATGTAATTTATTCATGGGATTATGGAGTGGAGCTTCAGGATCTGAGGGGAAAGTCTCTATCTTATGTTATGTCTGAAGTGCCAAATCGGATTACGGATGCAATTACTGCAGATGATCGTTTTGAATCTTGTGAAGATTTTGAGATGGAACCGGTGGGAAAGAAAGCTCTGCACGTTACGTTCTCTGTAATTACGGCAGAAGGTGATAAAGTAAGTGGATTGGAAACGGAGGTGGAATATTAGTGTTTGAAAACAAAGACTTCGACTCTATCATGGAAGAAATGCTTGCATCCGTAAGCGATAAGCTGGACAAGCGCGAGGGATCGATAATTTATGATGCAATAGCACCGATTGCCATGGAATTGGCGCAGACGTATATCGATATGGATATGATTGTGAATGAGGTATATGCAGATACAGCATCCTATTATTATTTGATCAAGCGTGCAGCTGAAAACGGAGTATATCCCAAAGAAGAGACCAATGCGGTATGCAAGATGGTTGTTAGTCCGTCCGATGCAGCCATAGCGATCGGGGACCGGTTTAACCTTGGTGATCTGAACTATGAGGTAACATCTGTAATGGATGCAGCAACCGGAGAGTATCAGGTAACATGTGAGACTGCCGGTATTGTTGGAAATCAGCAGTTGGGATCATTGCTTACGATTGAAACAAAGAATGATCTGAATGATATGGAAACAGCGGAATTGACCGAAGTCTTGATTCCCGGCGAGGATGAGGAAGATGTGGAAGATTTCCGTGAACGTTATTACGAGGGATTTTCCAATACAGGATTCTGCGGCAATAATCCGGATTATAAGGAGCGTATATCGGCCATTGATGGAGTTGGTGCATGCAAAGTTATCCGGATGTGGGAAAAAGGATATGATCCGGTAAAGTTTATTCCTGTTGCTGCAGTTACGGAGTGGATTGGAAAGCAGTCTGCGGAAACCGTTGGAGCCGAAGTATTTGCATGGCTGAAAGCGGTACATGATGCGGCAAAGGATAAATTACTGACAGTGGGTGGTACTGTTCGGGTGTATATCATATCCTCAGAGTTTAAAGCTCCATCTGCTACATTAGTACAGAAAGTGCAGAATGATGTTGACCCGGATGATAAGACCGGGGAGGGATATGGGCTGGCACCTATCGGACATGTGGTAAAGATTATGGGAGTGAAAGAAATTCCTGTTGCTGTGACAGTTACTGCGGTATATAAGAACGGATATTCATTTGAATCCTTGAAATCCGATATGCAGTCGACAATAGATGGGTATTTTACAGAACTTTCTGTTGATTGGAGTAATGAAGATAACCTGGTGGTGCGTAAGAGCCAGATTGAATCCCGGTTGCTTATGATTGATGGGATATTG